CGCCGGTCTGCAGGAAATCCCCGACCCGGTCGTTCACGTCCTTCAGGATGTCGGCCAGCTTCTCCTGCTCGATGCCAACAGTTCGCGCCCCGGCCGACCAGCGTTGCAGCGCATCGGGTGTGGCATTGGCGACCTGCGCGAACTGCCGGATCTGGGCGGCGCTCTCGGCCGTGGAACGGACGATCAGCCCAAGCGAGGCTGTGGCTGCCGCTGCTGCGGCCCCGAGTGCGAGGCCCGCCCGGCGGGCGAAGCTGGCCAGACGGGTGTTGGCCAGTTCCATCTCGCGCGACAGGCGGCCGAAGCCCTTGGCCCCGGCCTCACCCACGCCTTCCAGTTCGGCGCGCACCTGGCGGCCGCCCACGGCGGCGAGCCGGACGGAGACGCGTTTCTCGGCCATGGGATCAGAGCTCCAGATGGGGTCAGTCGCGGTTGGCTGCGATCTGCTCGTTCACGCGGCGGACCATCACCGCCTCGAGGGCGGGCAGCAGTTCGGCGATAGCAGGCGGGGAGATGCCGAGGGCCGCTCCCAAGGCCAGCGCCGCGCCCATGTCCCAGCCGATAACCGCGCCGGGGATGACCCGCATCTGCCCGCCAAGGCGCTGCGCCAGGTCCCAGACCTGCGCGCCCTCCAGCGTCAGCGGCCGGTTCAGTCGTGCGGGGCAGTCAGGACAGGGTCCGGCGCAGGCCGCGCAGTAGCTTTCGCCCCCGCCGAAGGACCAGTCGGCAAGGGCGATGAGGCGTTTTTTTCCGCGTCCAGCAGGAGGACCTTGGCGACGTACAGGGTCTGGAACGCCTCGAAGGCAGGCCAGAGGTCGACAAGTGCGTCGATGGCCTCGGGGCTCGGCTCGATGGGATTGCCATCGGCATCGCCGATCCCCTCCCATGCGAGGATCGCGCGCCGCGCAAGCGCCTTGGCCATCAAGAGTGCAGCTTCCTCGGTCGCCGCCCCCTCAGGCAGGTCGGCAATGGCGGGATCGCCCCTCGCCGAGACCATCAGCGCGGTGGTCAGAGGACGCAGCTTCACGCGCACGCCGGGGATGAGGTCGCACCACTGCGGCGCGTTGGAAAGGTCGAGGGTCAGCATGACGGGCGTTCTCAATAGGTTGCGACGGTGTTGACGAGGACGGCAGTGCACATGCGGGCCGGGCTGGTGGCCTTGGCGGCCTGCCAGTCGAAGGTGGCCTGGATGCCCTGCGGGCCCGGGATCTCGATGCGGGGGCGCGGCAGGTAGACGGCATGGGCGGTGAAGGTGAAGCTGGCGTTGGCGCCGAGGCTCCAGGCGAAGACCAGTTCGCACGGGGTGCCGTCGATCGCCTGCGTGATCAGACTGGTGTCGGCGAAACGCACCTCCACCCGGCCCGTCAGCGCGGCCATCCCCGGGTCTGCACCCTCGATGCGTCCGTCCGAGCGGATCGTCTCGATGCGGTCGAGGCCATTGGAATAGGTCACCTCGGCCGAGATGACGTTGCCGAGCGGCGTGCCGTTGCGGGTGATCGCCCCGTTGAAATGCCCGAACCGCTGCAGCGAAAGCGAGGTGGGCGTGCCCGCCGCCGTCACCGCCGCAACGTTCTCCCCCTGCGCCACCAGCCGTGCCGTCGCGGTCAGCAAGCCCGACCGCGCCATCTGCCACGACAACTGATCGCAGACGCAGCCAGTATACATCGCATAGCGTGGCACCTCGGGCATGGCCGTCTCGATGGCCATGCTCGGCAGCGTCCAGTTCCCCGACTGGAATGTATGGGTCTTGGGCGTGGTACCGGTCGTCGTTGGCTGACCGAAGGCCGCCTTCAGCCAGAGCCCGAAGTTCTCCACGTCGATCGGCACGACGACGTCCCCATCGGCCGTGACCGCGTCCTTGATCGGGGCCAGCGGGTCGCGCCCCTGGCCCAGCAGTTCCGAGGCGATCAGCGGTTGCTCGGAGCCGAGCGTGGTGCTGGCAAAGGGCACCGTGCGATAGCCCGAGGCGGGCGCGGTGCCATAGACGGTCTCGAACGCAAGCGCCATCTGCGCCCGCGCCCCATGGGCTCGTGCCATCATGTTCTCCTGTGGTAAATGGGGGTCAGCCGAGCGGGTCGGCCGTGGAATAGTGCAGGACGACCGGGATCACCGCCGCCTTCAGGCTGGCGGCACCCTCGACCGGCAGATCGACCGAACGCGGCGCTTCTGCCTCGACCCAGTCGCAGAGCCCGCCCAGCGTGCGGTCGGCGGCAAGCGCCGCGCCGATGCTGGCGCAGAGTGTGTCGAAGGCGGCATCACGGGCGGCGCCCTGCACGACCGCCTCGATTTCGGTCCGGTGCTGGTAGTGGTAGCGCAGAGGCGAGAGCGTCACCTCGGGCTCTCCCGGCTCGCCGTCGCGCAGGATCAGGAGGCCAGCGGCAGGCACACGTTCGGGCAGCACCTCGCCACGCAGGGCGGTGGCGGGCAACACCGAAAGCCGCGCGTGCAGCGCGGCGAGGATGGTTTCGCGGGGAGTGGGCATGAGCTCTAACCTAAATGGACGGCATCAGGCGCTTATCGCGCACCCTTCTTGCCGAAGATCGGTTGCAGTGTGTCCCACAAGGAGTCTTCAAGATCTTGCCTGCAATCCCGACTAACTTCAGGCGAAAACGACTGCACTCTGACAGTCACCACGCCATCAAACTGTGGGCACCAACGCTGCATATTCAGGGCATAAGTCCCAGCCGCTGCCGACCCGACATGCTCTCTTAATCTACGACGGATGCCTTCCGAGCCGCCAACATACAGTGTAGTTTGCTCTTCCCTTTCAGGGTTGCGCCGCGGGAGTCGATACCCTCTCACCTGCTCGGCCGGTAGCCCATCAAATGCATGTCTGATCGTCTGAGCGGCTTCGGCATTATCGACAGAAAGCGAGTAGAGCGATGGACGCGCGATGTTTACACCGAGACTTTGCGCCAGCCATGGTCCAAGCTGTTGCGCTGCGACACCTTCACGGATCTGTTCTGCCGTGAACTGACGCTCTACCGGATTGTTGAACTCGGCGTTGCGGATTGATCGCGCGCGATGAAGCATTCTCATTCGTGCGGATCGGATGACTTCAGCAGTAAGCATAGATCTTTTCAGCCCGACTATCTTTTGTCTTGCTGCAAACGATCACGAACTGGCTTTTCCGTCCACCCAGTTCGCCACGATCAGCCCCGGCAGCGAGTCATGCGCCCGCACCGCATCCCGCGCCAGATCCAGCCGTTTCGGCAGCTTCACCTGCGGCACCAGCAGGAAGATCGGCGCGGTCACGAGGCCGCGGCCGGTCTTCGACCGTGACGCGACGGCGCGGCCTTTGGTGTTGAGCCGTCCCTCGGCCACCAAAAGGCTCGGACCCCTGCGGCGATAGATGAACCGCAGGCGCAGGCCGGTGCGGCGTTCCCATTCGCCGGGGGTGATCCGGCCCCCGCGCAGGGACTTGCCCGCGGCGGGCGTGGGGATCGCCAGCCAGAAGCCGTTTTTCGAGCGGATCAGCGGACCGGTGTCGTGCGCGCCGACGATGACCGGGGCGTTGGACCAGACCACGGCCGCCGCGTTCAGGCTGGGCGTGGCCTTGGGGAACTGCTCCGACCGTATGGTGCGGGCCAGCCGGGGCCCGAGGCCCGCGCCGGTGATCTGCAAACGCCACGCCGCCTTAAGCCCTTTCCCGGCCTCGCGGATCGCGGCCGAGACAGCCCGCTCGCCCGCCGCGACCTCGGCCGCCATCATCGCGACGATGTCGGGATCGATGTCGAGCTTCAGTTTCATCGCGGTCATGCCGGGCGCAGGTCGATGGTCCAGACCAGCCGCTCGCGGTCTCGGACCGGCTCTCCCTGGATGAGGAAAGCGTCGCCCTCGATCTCGATCCGGTCGCCGGGGCGCGGGGCTGGCACCTCGGTGACACGTAGGTCGATCCGGGTGGATTCGGACCAGAGCCTCGCATCGCCGAAGTCGGTGATCGCATCGGCACGTCGTGCGACCACGCGCACGAGGACTGGCGCGCCGCCGTCGGCGATGTAGACCGCATCCCGCCCGATGTTCGGATCGGCGAAGAGTGCCTCAAGCGCGGCGGAGAGGGTGTCCGGCATGTTTCCTCTTTCCTCAGAAAGGAAGTGATACTATGTTTTCCTCAGACAGGAGAAAGTCATGACCCTTTCCCATCCGATCGCCCGAAAACCCGAAGCCGGTGCCGTGCTGACCAAGGCCGCGCTGCGGGCGGCAGACCGGCTCGGCCTGTCGGGCCGACAACTGGCCGACATCGTCGGCGTCTCCGAGGCGACCGTGTCGCGCTGGAAACGGGGCGAAAGCCTGCTTGAGCCGGGCTCGAAGCCCTTCGAGCTTGCGGCCCTTCTTGTGCGGACCTTCCGCTCGCTCGACGCGATCACCGGAGGCGACGAGGCGGTGGCGCGGCAGTGGCTGGCCGCCCCCAACACGGCGCTCGCGGCACGACCCGTGGAGCGGATGACGCAGGTGCAGGGGCTTGTCGATGTCACGACATATCTGGACACAAGACGCGCTCCGCTCTGAGGCGCGGCCCTACGCGGGCCCGGCGTGGCGGTTCGTCGAGGCCCAGCATCGGGTCTCGACCCTGAAGCTTGTCGACAGCCTCGCCGAACAGGCGGCCCTCGAGGAGATCCTCGAGGCCACGAAGCCGCCCCTGCCGGAGGACTGCCGGGCGCTCGACTACTTGCTGGCCACGCCTTTCCGGTATCGCCCCTATCCGGCGGGATCGCGGTTTCGCCGGGCGGGACTTACGCAGGGCGTCTGGTACGGGGCCGAGGCGCCCGAGACAGCGGCGGCCGAAATGGTCTTCTACCGCTTCCTGTTCTACGCCGAGAGCCCCGAAACACCCTTTCCCGACGATGCGGCCGAATACACCGCCTTCTCGGCGGATGTCGCAACGCCCGTGGCGGTCGACCTGACGGCCGGGGCACTGGCCACCGATCATGCTGTCTGGACCCACCTCACAGAATACGCGGCCTGCCAGGATCTGGCCGAGGAGGCCCGCGCGATCGGTGCAGAGGTGATCCGCTACGCCTCTGTCCGCGATCCTGCCCGGGGTGCGAACCTTGCCGTGCTGACCTGCCGGGCCTTTGCCGCCCCGCAGCCGGTCGAGCGTCAGACCTGGCGCATCCGGATCGGCCCTACCGGCGCGCAGGCGCTGCGCGAGCATCCGCGCCTCGGGATCGAGTTCCCGAAGGACAGCTTCGCCCCGGACCCACGCCTTGCCGGCATGATCTGGGACCGCCCCCGCGCCCGGTAGGCCGTCATCACGTCCGCCGCGCCGAACGCAGCACCTGCGGGCGGGTGCAGATCGGCAGTGGGTTGCTCTCGATCTCGAGGCGCACCCATTCGTCGCGATCCCGGTCGGGGATCATGCGGGCATAGAGCGGCAGGCCCAGCGTGTTCACAGTCTCGAAGGTGTCGGCTGGAGCAAAGTAGATCTCGAAGAGGCCCTCGACCCCCTCGGGATAGAAGTACGCCTTGTCCGTCGGCACCCCAAAGCCGAGGCCGCCCCGGTAGCGGCGGAAGGTGATGCCGCCGAAGCTGACCTCCTCGCCCACGCGGCCGCGAAGGTCGGCGGCGGCTGCGGTGTTGAGATAGGTCTCGCGCACCTCCTTGTGGGCGACCAGATCGGCGAAGAATGCCGAACCGCATTCGGCGCGCAGCTGGACCTGACCGGCGGCCAGCCCGCCAAGGCTGTCCTCGACGCTTTCGATCAGCGCCTGGCAGCGCTTGCGCAGCGCACCCGACGCGGGGCTCCCGTTGTCGAGGTCGAAGTCGACCTCGGTGGCAGGCGTGATGCCGAACTCTGTGAAGTAGTTGACCACCGTCGCCCCGTCCTTCGGGTCCTTCACCACGCCCTGAATGCCGTTGAAGAGGTGGAACTCGAAGGTGGCCTCGGCGTCGTTCCGGAGCCGGCCGAGCTTGCGGGCCACCTCGGTCTGCACCTGCTGGGTCGCGGTTTCCGATCCGTGGTCGCGGATGCCCTGAATCTCGGAGGCCCAGAGCACATCCTGTTTCTTGAACTGGCGCACGACGAAGGCGCGCATCTCGCGGCGTTCCGGCACCTGGCTCTCGTAGGCCGAGCCGCGTTCGGAGAACGGGATCAGCTGCAGCGTGCCGTCCCGGCTCTCGATGACCACGGTGCGCGCACGCACGCCGCGGGGCCCGAAGAGGTTCGCGCCCGAGAGGATCGCGGGCTTGAAGGGGATGTTCTCCAGCGCGCGGGTCAGTTCGATGATCGAGAAGGCATCGCCTTCGAAGATGTCCATGGTCGCCATGGGGATGTCCTTTCGATGAAGAGTTCAGCGCAGCAGGATGCCAAGCGCGGCCAGCGCCGCGGTGGCGGCGGCGATCTGCGGTTCCGTCGCGCCCGTGGGCCAGATGAGGTCATTGCGGTTGACGATGGCCGGGCCGCGCAGAACCACGACGGCAGCGGCATCGGCGGCCGTTGCGTCAGCGTGGCCCCACAGGATCCCGGCGGCGTTCTGGCTGCCATTCGACGCGGCGGGGGCAAGCTGGGTGAATTTTCCGCCCGTGGTGATCTTGCCCAGCACCGTGCCGGGGTCGAGCTTGCCCGCGCCGGAGGTGAGGGTGACGGTGTCACGGGTGTAGTCGCGCGACGCTTCCCAGACGAGGAAGCCGCCCGCGTGTCTGCCTTCGGTCAGCGTGGTCATGGAAGATCATCCTTTCAGCTTGAAGGTGCGGGCGATCACGTCGCCCCAGGGACGGGCGATGGGAGTAGGCCCGGGTTGCGGGTGATGGGGGCTGATCTGCGCCTCCGCCTCCGCCCTCGCGGCAAGAAGGCTGCTGCGCACCGCATCGAGGCTGGCGTCCTCTTCGAGGAAGCGCCCGGCCATCTGCGGCCGTCCCGCAAGGCGACAGAGGTCGACCACGGCGCGGGCATGGGCGATGGCGTCACGCCGGATGGCGGTTGGATCGATGCCTGTCACCACAGGGTCGGGAATTGGCGGTGTGCCCGGCTCAGGCTCGGGTTCACCTTGGATCGCGAGAGCCTCGTCGCGGATCTCGTCGCCTGTGACATCTCCGGCGGCTTCATTGACGTCCTGATCGCTCTCGGAAGCCGGATCAGCGATGGCTTCCGCCAGTGCGGGTGGCGCGTTGCGGAACCGCGCGATGTCAAAGCTGGCTGCAATCCGCACCGGCTCGATCATGCGGGTTGCAAGCCCCGCCTCGAGGGCCGCTTCCGCATCGAACCAGGTCTCGGCCGCCATCAGGGCCGCGATTTCCTCTTCGGTGCGTCCGGACCTTGCCGCATAGCCTCGGACCATGCCGCCTGCGATCTTGTCCATCGTATCGGCCATCTCGCGCATATCGGTGGCGGTGCCCATGACCAGCCCCGAAGGGTCGTGGATCATCAGAAAGGCATTCTCGGGCATGACGATCTCGTCACCCGCCATGGCCACATAGGAGGCCGCCGAGGCGGCCACGCCGTCGATCCAGACGGTGATCGTTCCGTCATGCCGCTGGAGGGCATTGTAGATCGCCACCGCGTCGAAGACCGAGCCACCCGGACTGTTGAGGCGCAGATCGACGGGCACCCCGTCCGGCAGTGCGCCGAGTTCCGCGAGGAACCCCTTGGCGCTGACGCCATAGGCAACGATCTCGTCGTAGATCAGCACTTCCGCGCCCGTGCCCCGGGCGCGGATCGTGTACCAGCTCTTCATCCTGTCACTCCTGTTCGGATTGCGCGCTCGCGTCGGATCCATCGGTTTCCGGGTCGGGCAGCCTTGTGGGCGTTGCCCGCGCGCCTTGCGTCTCGCCGGGGCTCGTCCGGTATCGGAGGCCCAGATCGGCCGACCGCTTGGCGTCAGCCGCGTTCTCGCGGTCGACCTCCTCGACGTCGTAGCCGGTGGCCTCGACCACCTTGCGCCGCGAGGTGATGCCCGCCTCCATGGCGAGGACCTGTGCCTGGATATCCTTCAGCGGATCGACCCAGTCCCAGCGCGGTGGGATCCATTGTGCTGCGCGGAATCGGCCGGGTTCGGCACCGAACCCGGGCAGATCGAGCGCGCCCGACAGCGCCGCGGTTTCCATCCAGCGCGCCCAGATCGGACGGCAGAACTGGTGCACGATCACGCCATGCTGCAATTGGCCGATGCGGCGCCGAAACTCGACCAGTTCGGCCCGAAGGCTCGAGTAGTTCGCCTGCCGCACATCGCCGGTGACGAGGTGATAGGGCAGACCAAGCGAGGCTGAGACCGCCAGCAACGTGCGATACTGGAACGCCTCGTAGCCCCCGCCCACATCGGCCGGGCTCGAGAACTTCACGTCCTCTCCCGGCAGCAGAACCTGCATCGTGCCGGGCTCGAGGCTGGCAATCGCGGCACCTTCGGTATCGGCCGCGCCTTCACCCATCATCGGCTCTTCCGGCGCGGTCTTGGTGATGAAGCCCGCGAACATCGCCGCGGTCTTCTTCCGGTCGAGTTCAGCGTCATCGTACTGGTCGAGCAGGAACAGCCGCACCATGGCAGGTGCTACATGCGGCAGGCCGCGGATCTGGCCCGCGTCGATGGGGCGGTAGATGTGCAGAACGTTCCCGGCCGGGACGCGGACAGTATCCGGCACCGCCACCCGCTGATCGGTGCTGTCGCCCGGGTGGCGGCGGCGGAAGTGATAGGCCACCCGCCGCCCGATCCCGTCGAACTCGATTCCGCAGCGGATGCGGTTGCCGTTGGGTGCAGTTTCAGTCTTTTCGAAGGGCAGCATCTCCGACTGCAGAAGCTGCAACTGCATGGGCACCATCAGCCCATCTTCCGAACGCCGGGAGCGCAGGCGCACGAAGCACTCGCCCGCGAGGAACATTTCGCGCGCGACCATGGCCTGCAGCCCGTAGAAGTCGGTCAGCCCGTCCGCGTCGGCCTCGTCCGTCCATGCCAACCAGAGCTTCTGGACCCGATCGCGAAGGCCCGCATCCTCGATCAACGAGGACGGCTTGATCCCGTCGCCGACCAGGTTTGCCGCAAAGGCCTCGCAGGCGTTTGCCGCATAACCGTTGGTGACAACCAGTTCGCGGGCACGGGCCAGAAGGCGCGGACCGCCGGAGGCCACCAGCGCGTTGATGTTCTCGAGCGGTGGATTCCAGCCCTTGAGCCGTCGCCGCGCCATGGCCCCTTCGAGCCGAGCGCGCACGGCTGCAGGGCTGCCGCTCGCCCGGCCGGGAATGGACCCGCCGCGGAACCTGTCGAACAGCCCCATGCTCAGAGCCCCTTTTCCGTGATGACGCGCACTTGCCGCACGATCCGCCGCCCTTCGGCCGCCGCGATCTCGCGATCCAGCGCTTCGAGGGCACGGTCGATCTCAGCCACGGAACGGT